GCAGCAAAAGAAAGAGCAATAATAGCAGGAGTTCAACAATTAGTTCACGATGATAGAGATGTAGATTTATGTAAAGTGAGTGTTCCTGGATCAAACTTATTTTGTGGTGGTAATAAAGGAATACCAAGACACGAAATGCCTCAATTAAAATCTAAACCAAAGCCAGGTGGGAAGGCAGATCAAATGGTAAAGGCTGGTATTTTAGAAAAAGATGAAAATGGTGAAGTTAATACAGAAGAATTATTTTTACAAAAAATAGAAAAAGAGGCACCAGTAGAACGAGTTAAAGTAACCGATTTAAAGGCAACTCAAAATCAACTTGTTGGTAAAAAGGTATCATTATTTTTAAATCAATTACAGAATGGTGATCCAAATTCCGAATTTACTAAGAAATTGAACGAACCAATTATTGTATCACGGGACCCTGAAACTGGTGAGATGTATATCGTAGATGGTCATCATAGATGGGCAGCTTTAGTGGCTCAAGATATAGCAAATGGTGGTGACGGTGATATAGAAATGGATGTGAAGGTAGTAGATACACCAATAGAAGAATTAATAGAACAATCAAATGATTTTACTGAGGAAATGGGATTAGAAACTAAATCTGGTGATAAGAAGAAAAAATGATTAAATTACTTGACATATTAAATGAGTATTCCCATAACAATGGTTCTACTGGTGGTGCAGATGCCGGTGAACCAGACACAGGATGGACAAGTCCACGAAAGAAACGAAAGTTGGGAGTGGATAGTAATAAACCTGAGCCTTGGTTTGAAAAGGGTAGATATACTCAACTTCATTTTCCAAAGGCGGATAATCCGTATGATGCATCAAGTGGTCGGGGTGACGACAAGAATATTCAGAGAGTTCAAGTGATAAAGAGAGTTATTAATACTGGACTCAAATATACAGATTTTTATGATACTATAGCAAGTTGGGATAAATATGGTGGTCAAGATTATTCAGTTGATTATGACAAGGGTGATGTAAAAGATATGATTGGTACACATATTGAAAAAAGAAAAAAACCAGCCAATTTTAAAGGAAAAGAAAGGCGTAGATGATTAGTCTTACAGAACTATTACCAATAAATGAAAGGAACAAAGTATTTTTAAAAGTTCCAAATGATATCAAAAAGATATACAAGTTGTTCAAGAAGAACAAGAAACAACTTTATATTGTTGGTGGTGCAGTAAGAGATGCAATTCTCGGTAAAAGTCCAAAAGACTATGACATGGCAACCGACGCAAAACCAGACGAGGTATTGGCAATTGCAAAGAAGGGTGGATTTAAAACTTTAGAAGTTGGTAAATCATTTGGTGTTGTGGTTGTGGGTGGACATGAGATTGCTACATTTAGAAAAGACATAGGAAAAGGTAGACGACCAGACTCGGTAGATTTTTCAGACATACAGGGTGATGTTAAACGAAGAGATTTAACTATCAATGCATTATTTTATGATATTGGTAGAGAAGAAATTGTAGATTTAACAGGAGGGTTAGAAGATTTAAAGAATAAGTTAGTAAAGACGGTAGGGCAGGCCGAATTGAGGTTTGATGAGGATCCATTAAGAAAATTGCGAGCATTACGTTTTAATGCAGCACTGGGTGGAACGATACATTCTGATACATATGCAGCACTAAAGAAAAATCCAAGTTTAAATGGTGTAAGTGGTGAAAGGATTAGAGAAGAGTTTCTTAAATCAATCATGAAAGCAAAATCACCAAAGAAATATATGGAGTTATGTGATAAGTTAGGATTTACTGAACAAATATTACCAGGATTAAAGGTGAATAAACCATATGTAAATGAAAACGATTATATTTTATTTTTAGCTTGGATTTTACGAAAAAATGATGTAAGTTCCTTGGGTACAAAATTAAATAATTTGAAGTATTCTAATAATGAAACAGAAAACATTCAATTTTTAAATATATTACAGACTTTTAAACCAGAGAATATTTATAAAGTTAAAAAGTTTCAAGAAAGAACAACATTAAGCAATAATCAAATTATAAAATGGGGTAAATACATAGGAAACGATTTTAAGAAATTGGTTAAATTTAAATTATCAGTAAAGGGAAATGAAGTTCCTAAAGATTTAAGGGGACCTGAAATAGGAAAAGTAATACAATCAATGGAAAAAGAGAAATTCTTAAACGAAGCAAATGCCGTAAGAGGTAGTAAAGTTGAAAAATTTATTACAGGTCATAATTTAAAAATGAAAGGTAGAAGATATAAAGAAATTGAATTTGAAACTTTAAAGGTTGATAATAGTTCTAAGATGATTACATTGAGAATCTTATCACCTAAGAAATTATTTGGTATGGAAATACCTGTAAAATTCGCAACATTAAGGAGAGGTCCATTTCTAAAAACTGATACTGGTAAAAAAATAAAAGAAATAGCAGTTCGTCCAAAACCAAAAAAGTTTAAAGATATTTATAATGCGTTACCAAGTGACTTGAAGAAACGTGTGTATAATCTAAAAAACTTCGACCAGAGGAGAGATGCACACCCTGAAGGGAATGTGTTAAAACATACGATTGCCGTTACGAATAGGGCACTTAAAACTGGTGATATTGATTTTGGATTGGCAGCACTATTCCATGATATTGGTAAGGATGAAACAGCAGCCTTACACCCAAAGAAGGGATTTTGGACACATTATGGACATGAACACGTTTCAGCAAAATTAGTTAAGAAGTATAGGAAGTGGATAATTACTATGGGTGGTAATCCTGTTGATATTTACTATATAGTGAAACAACACATGAGAATGAAACAATTTGACAAAATGAAATGGGTTAAACAAGATAAGATGAAAAAGTTTAGAACGTTTGGTAAATTAAAGAAGTTCTCAAAAGATTTTGATAAGGGTGGACGGAGATGAAAAAACACATAGAAGAATGTATAGCAATAGCATCAATGTTCGGTAATGATATGGTTATCGGTAAGAACCGAGATAGAAATTATAATCCGAATCTTAAAGTAGTCAGGGAACTAACTGGTTATGGTGTAGAGTTATGTTATGTGATAGACCAAGATACAGATTGGTCAGAGGGGATGAATTCTCATGGAATAGGAATTGTAAATTCTGCATTATTCGTAAAACGAGATGAAAAAGATTTTGATAAATCTAAGAAAAAGAAAGCAATGTCTAAAGATGGTGCAAGAATTAGAGAGGCACTTGCAAAAACAACTTTACATGATGTTGTAAAATCATTAGTAACATATCATGGTGGAATTAAGGGACATACTTTAGTTGGTGATGGTAAAAAACTTGTAATAATAGAAAATACGAGTAGAGTTAAACCCGTAGTAAAGATAAAAGATTTAAGTAAAGAACCAATAGTGAGAACCAATCACGGAATAGAACATACTGAACAAGGCTATCAACGAGGTGCTGATAAATTATCTTCAGAGTTAAGATTGATGAATGCATTAAATGTTCTTCATCAAACACCACACTACAAAGAATTGTTTCCTGCGTTTTATAATCATAAACAAGACAAGGGCCCTAAATACGATTTAGTTAGAGCACAAAATAAACTCTGGACCTCAAGTCAGATCCTCATGAACTTAAATAAAAGAGAAATAATACTTTATCTTATTCCAGGTGCAGTAAAATTTCTTGGTATAGAAAATAGACTTCCAAATGATTATCAGTCTAAACTTAGTTTTATTATAAAGGAATATGAACATACTCCAGAAGAAAAATACAAACAATTCGTTCCAACTACGAAAAAACCTAAATACAGTGCACTTGTAGGAGAACTTATAAGTCCAATTTTAAAGGAACATGAAATAGAACAACTTAATGAAGTAGGAGAACAATATTACTATCCACGTACTATGTTGGACTATATAAAAGGATCTGGATATGATTCAGTAAAAAGGGCAAAAATTACTATTAAGTCAATAAAAAGTAGAGCCAAGTCAGAACAAAAAGAAATTGTGGAAACGATGTATAATAGAGCCAAAAACCATAAATCACAGACTGGTGGTATGAGAGAAGCAATGAAAATTTTTGAACAATGGTTATCAGAGGATACTAAAAAGATTAAAAAGGTGATTGGAATATATGGTGGTCGTTTTCAACCGTTTGGACTACACCATAAAAAAACTTTTGAGTGGTTAGAGAAAAAAGTAGATGTCGCATACATCACCACATCAGATATTAAAACACCACCAAAACATCCATTTAATTTTAAAGAAAAAGTTCGTCATATGAAAAAAATGGGAATTCCATCTAAAAAAATTGTAAAAGAGAGGATTCCATTAAAGGCGGAATTGCTAAAAAAATACGATTCTGACACTACCGCCGTGATATATATATTCGGAGAAAAGGATGCCGGAAGATTAGCAGGTGGAAGAAAGAAAAGTGGTGGTTTATCATATTTTCAAGATTATAAGAAGAATAAGGATAATCTAAAGGGATGGGAAGAACATGGATATTTTATGACTGCACCACACGTTTCTGTTAGAGTTGGTGGAAAAGAGATTAGTGGAACGGTAATGAGAAATTTGTTAGATCCAAATACAGAACCTAAGCCAACACCAAAACTGTTTAAAGAGGCATTTGGTTATTATGATGAAGGTATTTTTATGATGATGGTTAATAAATTTGGAAAATTATCAGAAGAAACTATTACTGAAGCAACTGGTGGAAAACTTATAGCAGCAAGAAATAAAGGACATTTGAGAAATGGTGGTGAAACTGCTTTGGACGCAAATGGAATAATCTCAAAATTTAAAGGTAGGGGGGATATTTCGGACGCATTTAGTTTTGCCGTAAAGGATTTAGAAAAGGCCATTGGTAAATTATCCGATAAACAGAGAAATAAGATTTTTATGAATGGTAAGGCTTGGATGAATTTAGAAGTTATGTGGCCCAAGTCATCAAATGTAATCAATTATGATAAAGCCGAGATAGTATTTCATGGAGCACTTGAATACGATGATAGTGGAAAGGCAATAGGTGAGGTAAAGGGTAGTGCAAGAATGTTAGCTGGTATGATTAAACAAGTTAATCAAAACATACAGAAACATTATAAAATAGGAAAACCAAATTTCCTTACAGTTCCTAAACATCAAGATTTTGATAAGAAGAAAGCGTATTTTGTAAACAAATTAAAGAAGTTACAATCAGAATATAAACTAAAAGATAATGATACATTGGCACTTTACCACCAGAAGTTTTGGGAAGATTTTGTTAAACAGGGAGAAGGTATGTATACATCTGGAATCCCCAAGAAAGTACAGAAAAATCTTGTAAAACGGTGGGCATTTTTTGATAAAAGTTATAAAATAGCCACAATTAAAAAAGATTTGGCCAAATATCCAGCATTTTTAGAATGGGTGTTAGGTGTTGATAAAGATGACCATTCAGCAATAGCTAAAGAAAATATGAAACCGTTTGAAGTACTATTTTTTGAACTTGGTGCGGAAATAATGAAAAATGTAAGTGGTTGGTTAGCGGCAAGTCCAGATGCAACAGTTGCAAGAGTGAAAAAACAATTAGATGCGGCCATCAAAGATGTTAGACAAGGTAAAGATTTGAAAAAACTCAACACATTAAAATTACAGTTAGATAAATTGAAGGCAATAGGTGGATTGGATGCCATTGTTCCAAGTGAAGGGATAGTTTTTAAATATAATGGTAAAACTTTCAAACTAACCGGGAGTTTTGCTTCGATCAACCAGATTACTGGATTAATGACATTTTAACCACTTTTCTAACTCCTGTCTATTTATATAGGAGAATAGGAGAGTAAAATGATTATTTATAAAACAACAAATTTGATAAATGGTAAATCGTATGTAGGACAGCAATCTACAAATGACGAAATGTATTTGGGAAGTGGTAAAATATTAAAAAGAGCCATTGTCAAATATGGTATAGAAAACTTTAAAAAGGAAATAATTGAAGAGTGTTCAACACGAGAAGAATTAAATAAACGAGAAGTTTATTGGATTAAAAAACTAAATCCTGAATATAATTTACACGAAGGTGGATATGGTGGATATAACGAATTTGCAGTAAGTGCAAATAAAAAGAAGAAAGGTAAAACTTGGGAAGAAATATATTCAACAGAGGGTTTAGAAAAAATGCAAAAGGTACGGAATAATTTACCAAACGTTGGTGAAAAACATCAATTTCAAAATTTATCAAAACATAGACGACTTGAAATTGCAATTTTGGGTGGAAGGGCAACTCTTGGAAATAAACGTAGTGAAGAGAGTAAATTAAGGACAAGTATAGCAATGAAAAATTCAAAAAAACACAAGGAGGCAATGAACGATCCGAAAGTTAGAAAGGTGTTGTCTAAAAAGGCGAAAATAATAACAACAGAGCATTGGAAAAATCCAGAATACGTAAATAACGTTATGAAAGGTCGTAAAAAATATTATACGGAAAACCCAAAAGTGAAAAAAGAAGATTTAGAACGATTACTCACTACAGATAAGAGTGTAACAGAAATAATTTATGAGTTGGGTGTGAGTATCCCAACTTATTACAAGTATAAAAAACAATACGGATTTTAGGAGTAGTTATGAACGAACATCAAAGACACGTTAAGGCAAGACAAGACATTTTAAAGGGTGGAAGTGCTGAAAAACGAATTTTTGTCCAAATGGAAGATTTGGAAGAAAAAAAGAAACGACAAGACGAGATAAAGGCAGACAGAGAACTAAAAAATGACCGAATGGACGCTTTAAAGGAAACAAGGACTCCTTGGTTTTGTCCAGAGTGTAAAAAAATCATGAAGAAAAAATTAGATGACAAAATGTATAGATTATACAATCAATGTTTTGATTGTCAAATACAATTTGAGAATAAACTTCGTATTGATGGAAAATACGATGAGTGGGAACAAAAAAAGATGTTAAATAAT